GACCTTTCTCGAACATGGTAAAACTATTAATACCTCCCGTCGCTACGGCAAAGGGTTGTAGCATCTCATTCATCTGCTGTTGATATTCTGTCCTCAACATAATCTTATACATCACTGTCACATATACCGGGATTGGAATAGACGTAGAGTTATAAACAATTTTATTGTTCTTCTTTGTAACCTTAAAATTCAACTGTCCGTACTCTTTTTTGGCATCCGCATTTTGGAAATTCTTCGTCTTTACTTGATTAAGTACTCTGGAGAGAGGAATGGATCCTCCCTCGTAATCCCGCACCGGGAAAATATTCGCCTGGAGGGATCCCTTAAACGCTAAATCTTTTACAACCGATATGCGCTCAACCGTAATGAGGGGAAGCACAAGGGCTCCTTCCTTGTCCCGCAAACTCTTGTCGCGCTTTGATTGGAAGGCACGTTCAGCGGAAGTCCAAATGACAGGCACCTTTTCCCATCCACGATTGGATGTGGCAAAAACATTCATTTTTTCATTAACCCAATTAAATAATGAAAAATCAATATTTTCCATATTGGAAGGTTCTAGAGTTATAATCCTTTCACCAGTGGATGAGGTTGTCATGTTCTTTTATCCTTATGCCGTGTTATAAAACGGACTCACATACCAGACCGCGTTTTCGTTAAAATACCATTTGTTAGAAATAGTAAAGGGACCAACAGGTGCAGGGCCTGCATCAGTTAAGTAGAACTGATATCCAATATATTTAGTGGGATCTCCCACAAATTCTTCCAGGGTTCTATAATCCAACGATGTGACATCCGCTGCCGAAAGTTTTGGAACACATATCTTACAATCATCGGGGATCGTTAAGACACACACATTCTGAACTCGATCTTGTGCCAATTGATACTTGGTAATGGAGACTTCAGGAAGTGCCGCCTCCTCAAAAACTCCATCGCGGGCGCGAATACATGTAGCGGCAATTTCCATTTGATGATTAATTTGGCCAAAGAGTGGTTGAGGTTCATTGAGTGCCACGATTTCATAAAAAAGTCTACCGTACAGAATAAAATCTCCCTCTTGGACTTGTAAATCCTGATCTTCAGTGAGGCGCCTGCGGTGAAAGTGAATGGTTAGTTTGGAGCGACGATCAATTCCATAATTTGTAGTAGTAGTTTCTTGTCCATCCCAAGTAATAAGGGCATTCACTTTCACGGGAGATAAGAAACTCTTATGAATGGCTTCACCGTAGAGAGAGTGGTAGTTTGTATGCTCCAGACTCACTGGATAGTACAAAATAGTCTGCCCTATTACGCGCTCAATTAACTCGTCATTAACTTGTTTGACAAAATCACGCTCTTTGCCTCCCAAGAACAAAGGAGGAGGAGGATTTGTCGGTTGAGTCCAAGTTATGTTTTTGTCTGCCATCTACTTAGTCCCCCTAACCTGGATATATTGCAAGAGGTATTTTAGCCAGCAAAGTTTCAGTATTGGTTGCAATGACTGAATCTTTCTCGGCAAGTTTAGCATAGGTCAACTCATCCAAAACAGTTTTCAATTCGTCGCGTAATGCAATTTGCTCTTCCTTAGCGGCGCCCAGCAACGCAGGACCATCTAAAGTAGTTTCTGCGCCCGGAATGGGAATAGTGGTAAATTTGCTACGCACAATGCCCAGCATTTCCTTGCACACCGATAAAGCAAACCTTCTAATCCATTGCTTTCCAATCGAGTTAATATTATTATAAGGAATATTAGAAAAGGGAGCAGTATTCATATTATTAATACCGGTCACTCCTGTATCTAACGTGGGTTTGTCTAAAAGCGGATCTTCGTCCACCGTAAATTCGAACCACAAAGTGCTCATATCCACGCCCGAGGGAGTGGGGAAGAGTCTTAATTGGTTATCTCTTATATCGAAAGAGTAGTGAGAAATGCGCGTGTACATCGCGTCTTCATACGCCATTGCTTGAAGTTTATTCTGCCACACGGGAACTACTTGCCATGTACTATCATCGGCATATTGTCCATAGGTAGACATGTTTCCTACCGCGTTGAGTCCACCATAGTACCCATAAAATCTCCACATAACACGAGGAGACTTGTACCACACCTTAGTAATTGTAACTTTCCTATCCCTATCAAATGTAAATGAGGTATCAGTGCTGGCTGAAACAACTGCCTGCAAATCGTACTGTTGCTGCTTGTCGATGATAGGTAGTGATGCAGTATAGAAACGATTGTCGCCTCCTACGCCTGCTTTCTCGGATAATCCTACGCTAACACGCTTGCCATAAGAAAAGTTAAACTTGGGATAGCGCAACTCGGCGCCAGTGCCGCTAAGAGAAGTCTTTAGAGTACCTGCTTGCATCTCCCCATCACTATCAAAAGACCCAGTAGGATTGCCTAAGAGATCCGATAAAGAATTCTTTGATTGATGAATATTAACAATGTAGGAATATTCGAGGACCGACTCTTCATAAGCAGAATAGACTTGATTGGCGGTCAATTCAATGTCTAAGACTTCGCCGCCCAATTTACGATAAACATATGCCACCTGATCAACGGCGCCAGAAATAAAATCTGCCCCCGTATAGACTCCAAATGGAAGCGATCCAGTTACATTCGCTTTGGTACCAGTAGCAGGTAGTACGACTAAACTAGAATTCGAACTTGGTGATAAAATAGGAACTGCCACATTATTTCCTCCGGACTATAAAACTATACACATGGTAATTAGTTTTTCAAAAAAAGAAAGAGCCTCCATAAACAAATATGAAGACTCTTTTCTTTAAGTTAAATATTAACTTGAAGGATTAACCTAACAAGTCTTCTACAATAACCAATCCGTACATATCGGGACGCACCATCTTCTTGGCATATCGCGTCATGACACCCTTGCGGGGCACGAAGTCTTCAACGCCAAAGATAGTGGGTGTGGTCTGCAACGGCACATAGGGAGCGTATACGTATCCACTTTCGAGGAACGAACTTCCTTTGCGACCGACAAGAATCACATTCCGCATGAAGTAGGGGTCTACATAGACATCCCATTTCTTCGAAATGTTACCCACATTGACTGCACCAGCTGTGCCTTTTTCATCATCGTGAGTTACCCGGGCTTTAAATCCAGTAGTAAACTCAAGAATGTTAGATACTTCAGGACCGCAAACTAGGAAGTTTGCTCCGCCTCGAAGTGTCTTACGATGAATCTGAGCGGACACGTCATTAATGGTTTCGAGCAAAGTCTCATACCATTCTGACACGTTACCAGTAAAGTCACCACCAAAAAGATTCTCATTCGATAGGGTGCTGATAGCAGCTCCTGTATCTCGAACTAAGAATCGACCCGGACGACGGCTCCAATAGTAAGTTCCTGCTCGTGCACCAACTACCAAATCTTCCAAAATTTCTTGGTCGATTTCGAGAGCAATTTGTTCCGACAGAATACTTGTCAATTCAACTTCGGCATCGAGGTTGTGATAAGCGTTCAAATCTTGTCCCAATTCAGGGGTCCATTTTGCTTTCAACTTTTTGGTAACTGCGGTCACAGCAACACTATCGACTTTGATGTCAATCTCGGGAATGTTTGGATTATTTTCCAATCCCCACTGATCAAGACCACCTTCGATAGAACCAAGAGCACCGCCCGTGGTAAAATCATCTTGTTGAACATATGTTGCCAAAGTGACAAGTTGCAAATCTGCTGCGAGCAAAGTAGGTGTTTCCGTTCCACTCGCGTGGAGAGCAACCAAGATAGTATCGTCTGAAGTGCCGCTCAGTTGAGTCAATCGGCGCGCAACGCGACCATCGATAACTGGCGTCAAAACAATAGATACCAAATCTTCCCTATTCAATCCCGGAAGACCACCAGCTGCTTGCGTCAGTGTGATTGCACCAATTGCCACTGCTGATCCTGAAGGGATATCAGGGTCGTAACGACAAATCTTTGCACAATCCAAATCTGCAACAGTGGGTCCGCCAATCGTACCAGAAGTAACCGCCACAATAGTGGGAGCGTCTGATCCAGTTGGAGATGAGTAACCATTGTTCAGGTTGTAAAACGACCTTTCAATGTCTGCACCCGTCAGAGATACGCCGCCAGTGATTTGGGAACCTACCACGCCGCCACCATATAGTGAAGAGTCTGTAGGATTACCTAATCGGGCACCTTGAGCGTTATCAGTACCGCCGAAAGTGAAGTCCAGGAAGAAGATAAGTCCGCTAGGCAAACTCATCGGTTGGACCGACACTAAATCATTGGCAATTAAACCAGCGAATACACGACGAACGATGGGAAATGCGACGGCCGCAAAGCCTTCAACATCACCACCGGCAGTACCTGTTCCGCCCATAATTGATGCTTCACGAAGAAGCTCTTTTGCTTGGTTTTCAAGAAGACATGCCATAGCATTACGCTTATTGCCGTCATCAATTCCTTCCAAAAGACCAGTCTTTTCCCATTTATCGAGAAGAGCATGGTTCTCACGACTGAGGTCACGACTAACGATCCCTTCAGTCAATTTTTCTAAAATAGACATTTTGTTTTCCTCCTTAAATGAATTAAATGCCAGCAAGTTTCTTCATACGTTCAATATGAGGATCTTGCCTTGTTTGTTTTTGTTTTTGTCTCAGCGTTGTAGCGTTACCTCTGGTGATCGCTTCGCTCAGTGATTGTGATTTATCTCTAGATTTAAGAGATGAACCCACTGCGCTTTGAAGTGTCTCAAAAATAGACTTCGCTGCATCGACTGAATCGGCACTACTAATAGCTTCGACAATACGTTGTTTTTGTCGCTCATTCAAGGAGGCACCAT